GGTGAGTCTCCAGCGGTCGCCGCTGGCGCTGGTGAACGTCGATCCAATGGGATAGAGGCGCATAGCTACCGGGCTCCTTTCTCGTCGTCCTGGCGTGTAAGGTTGGCGGCGACGGTCTGCACGGCTGCGAGGTAGCCGGCAAGGTAGGCAGCGCGCACGCTGGCGCGTACGGTCCTGCCGTTGTAGGTCCAGGCTCGCGCGTACTCGTCGGCGTCGGCGGCTATGCGCGCGGTGATGGCCTGCACGGTGTCCTGTGGCTGCTGGGCGTCAATCTGGCGGTCGAGCGCCAAGCTATCGATCGTCGTCCATGCGCCAAAGGTGCAAGGGGTGTGGGCGTCGTGTACTCCCTTGGTGCATCGGCGGAAGGTGGGGCGTCCTTGGCTGGTGTCGGATTCCTGGGCGGGGCATCGGCGCATTAGCTCACCTCGTACAGTGCCGTGTAGATGATCGCGAGTGCTTCCCAGGAAGCGTGATCCATGTACCGCACGCCAAAGCACGGGCGATAGGTGGCGGTCTGCTGCAGGTGGCGGGCTACTCGGTGCAAGCGTTCGTGCCGGCGCCGTTCGACGGCTGCGGCGTGGTCCACGTGCCGGCGTGGGAAGGGTGCCGGCTGTCGGCTCGGGTGGTCCGGTCTGGTGATGGTCCTGGGCTGTCGCATGTCTCTGGCCTCCTGCGTGGGCGTTGCCGGCGCGCGAGGGGTAGGCGTATGGGCTCGATGGGCGATCGGGCCTCGCTCCTCCCTCGGTCGCTGGTCCTTCGTCACCTGGGCATCTTACTCCCCTGCTGTATAGATGTCAAAACGTGCGCGCGGGAGGCTGGGCAAACGTAAAGCGAAGCGGTCGATAGGAGCGACGATCTCCCCCTGGTAAGGGGCTAGGGCGCGGGTCGAGGGTACGCGTCGTCTGGCGGGCCTTCCAGGGGCCTTGTACGCGATTCGCATTCCTGGGATTTGCATCAGTTACGGGCACGAATATATGATGGATATTCATGCATACCTATTGACACTGCACCGCAAAGCGCGGCTAGTCCGGGCGCCTGGGTTGGCCGGCCTTCCCCCTCCAGGTCGAGCGCGGCGCCGCGCGGCATTGTCCGCGAGGTAGCCCCCGGCCCCGTCGAGCAACGCGGGATGCTGGTCGATCCATTTCAATTTTTCGTTTTCAAATTATTCCCAGGTGGATCCCGCAGATCCCCTTGTGGATCCGCACGCGCTTGACAGTGGATCCACCGTCCGTGCTAGAGTCCAGCCGTCGCGCCGTGTGGATCCCAAGCCCTGCGGGCGCGACACTTTCAGGAGGACCAGCCCATGCCGATTGACAAGCCGTTTGCCTACCACAAACCCTCGACGGATGGATTCGCGCGCATCACGGCGCTGCGGGAGGCGTTCTCGACCGTCAAGCTCGCCATCGAGACACAGTGCCCCGAGAGCCGACAGCGCAGCGTGGCCATCACCGAGCTGGAAACCAGCGCGATGTGGGCGATCAAGGCGGTGGTGTTCAACGATCCGGCAAGCGAAGTGGAAGGTGGCAAGTGAGAACCTGGCGGGTGGAGCTGTCCAGCGGACTTGTCGAGGATGTCGAGGCCAAGGGCGTCGGCATCGAGGACGGCGCGTTGCTGTTCTTCGTGACGGACGACCACGGCCTCGTCGCGATCAGGGGCTTCGGCCCGGGCATGTGGTTCCAGTTTCGGGAGGTGCGCGATGGCGAATGAGCCTGCGGGCGGCGAGCCGATCATCACGCCGGGAGCACCCGACGACGAGCCCCCGACCGGGCTGTGGACCAAGCTGGGCATCGCCGGCGGCATGTGGGCCCTGCGCGCCACGCTGCGTGGGATTCACCACGAGCTCGCCGAGGCCAATCGGCTTGAGCGCCTGCACATCCGCGCGATCACGCAGGCCCCCACGATCATCGCGGACCTCACTCCCGGGGCGGCGCCGGCCGGGCGCAAGGCCAAGGAACACGACCTGGAGATCATGCCGTCGGGCGATGCTCACTACGCGGGCTTGCAGGCTGAATTCGACGCGGCCCGGGCGCGGGGCGAGCAGGTGGACCTGGACACCGACCCGGCGACGCTGCACGACCCTGAGCGGCGCCCGTAGGCGCGGGGGGCTAAAGCCCCCACTAGCCGCTTGCGCGGCGTGCGATAGTGAGATTGCCTGCGGCGCACCCTTATGGCCAAACCCGGAGCCCTCGCCAAGACCTCCCCGCCGCCCGAGGTCCCGACCATCGAGTCGCTGGACGCCCAGTCGGTGGATGCCTTCGAGCAGGCAGCCGGCGGGCGGCAGAATCTGCTGGCCATCCTCGACGCGCACCCCGGGCTGACCAAGCAGGATCGCCAGGCGCTGTTGATCCTCGCGGACCCTCGGTTCGACACCCGGAAGTTGTCCAAGGTCTGCGGGGCGGTGGGGATCACCACAGGACGCCTCTATCAGCTCTACAAGGACGCGCGCATGGCCAGCGCGCAGCTTGCGGCGATTGATGTGGTTGCGAGTCGCACCAGGGACGTCGCGGTGGAGCTGCTCGACGCGGCGTTCCGACGCAAAGTGGTGTGCGACGTGTGCGAAGGCTTAGGGCAGCTCACCCGCGACGCGGTGGAGGGGCAGGACGCACCCAAGCCCCGCGACTGCCCGGCCTGCGACGGCGCCGGGGTCACTATCGAGAAGCCCACGACCAACGATCGGAAGCTCGCGGCCGAGGTCGCCGGGCTGGTGGCGGTCGGCGGCGGTGGGGTCAATGTCCAGGTGAACGCCTCGGCGCAAGCGAACACCATTGTGAGTAGCGACGTCAACGGGATCTTCTCGCGGATGCAGGAAGCGACGGACCTGATTCTCTATGGCGACCCCCGAACCCGACATCGTCACGCAGCTCCTGCAGATGGTGCTGGCGCGGGATCTCCAACTGTCATCGACGCCGAGGCCGTTGAATCCGTACCACCAGATTCTGCAGGACTTGATGAGGGAGCCGATGAGCGACCACGCGAGCACGCCTGAGATCCCACCGACTCCGCCCGACATGGTCGAGGCATTCCTCGCGTGGATCGTCAAGGATGTCCATCCCCGCTACGGACGGGATCAGCCGTTTGTCCTCCCCGCGGATCGCGCGTACTGGGAAACCCGCTACGCCGACGAGTGGCTGCGCGAGATGACGACGCACAATCTCGACAACGAACCCCTGTCGATGCACGAGCGTGACATCCGTGTGAGGAATCGCGTGTTGCTGGAGTACCGCATCTACGGCGTGCGCGGGTCGCGGCCATTGCCGCCGGTGCGCGTTGATCGAGAGTCCGGGCCTGCTGAAGGGACCTAAGCTAATGATGTTCTCGCTACTCCTCCTCGCGCTCGGTGGGCTGCTGGCGCTCCAGGCGGTGGATCCGAAACTGGCCACCGCTGCCGTCACCGCGTCCCCCACGCTGGTCACCGATCCCATCCTCTCGCAGCTCACGGCCTCGTCGGTGGCGGTGTGGCTGATCCAGTGGATGAAAAACTCCCGGATGATCAGCTTTCTCTCGGAAGACTCGGCGCTGTTGACCAAGCGATTCTGGGCGGTGGCATTTGCGGCAGCTACCACGCTGGGGATCAACTTCTCGTTCGATGTCACACTCGGGCAACTCACCGTCACCGGCCTGACCCTGGCCGGGATCTCGGACGCCGGCTGGGCGTTCGTGCAGTCGCTGGTGGCCCAGCAGCTTGTGTACCACGGGGTCGTGAAGTCCGAGCACCAGCGTGTGGAAATCGGCGGTCGATAGTTCGTCCACGGAAAGGATCAGGTCCATGTTCAAGCGACTCGTTGCCTACGGGGCGATCCTCGTATTGTCCCTGTCCCTCACCGCCTGTGCCTCGGGCAAGGTCGATGCCCGCAAGCTCGCCATCGGGGGGCTGGCCGCCCAGCAGGCCACCGACCAGGCCGTGCGGTCCACCAAAAGCCTGTACGACCAGAAGGTGATTGGCCTGCCCGAGGCCGAGAAGGTGACCCAGGTCACCACCTCGATCATCGACGCTGGGAAGATCTACTCCCAGGCGCTGCTGACCTACATCGCCACCGAGGAAGCTGTCGCTGGTGCGACGGCCGCGACTAGGTACGCGACCTTGCTGGCCGAGTTCGCCAAGCTGGTGTTGTCAGCCACCACGCAGGGGTTGAAGGATCAGCTCTCGGCGGAGGCAACGCGCGTGCAACCGTCGCTCGATGTCACCAAGGCGGAACTCGCCAAGATCAAGTAGCTGCGCCCGCGAGGGCAGAAGGAGAACCATCATGGGCATCGCAGGCGTCGCGGGGGTTATCCAGATAATCCTCAATGTGATTGGCAAGGTCGGCGTCACCGTCGAGGAAGGCAAGCGGGTCTGGAACGAGCTGATGGCCCTGTTCCCCGGCCTGCAGGACAAGTCCACCGAGGAGATCGCCCAGATCATGGCGGAGGGCTGGGACAACACGGAGATCCTCAACGAGGTGTTCAAGGCGCAGCTTGCCGCTGACCGCGCGGCGGCGGGGGAGACACCAGCCGCGCCACCGCCCGAGCCGAGCCTGCCGCTGCCATTTGATGCGCCAGTCGCCGGCGAGGTCGTCAGCGAGGAACCCGGCGTGGATCCCGACGCCACCGGAGGTTTCTCCCTTGGCGAGCCGGACACGCTCCCGGCGCCACGTCGCAGGAAGCGGTAACCCCACAGGCGTCAACCACAGAGAGGACCAGAGGAGATCAGTCATGCCTACCCCAAGCACGGCCCCTCGCACGGGCAAGTTCCTGATTCATCGCAAGCCGGGCAAGCAGCCCTTCCGCTGGAGCGTCAAGGGCGCCAACGGCGAGCCCCTGGCCAATGGCGGCGAGAGCTATCACAACGAGAAGGACTGCCGGCATGGCGCCGAGCGCACGGCGCGGATCCTGGCCTCGGTCGTGGGCTACCGCGTGGTGAAGGCGCATGCCTCGCGGGCTCGGCGCCCGGCGGCCCCGTCGAAGGTGGTGAAGTCAGCCACCTCGCGCACCACGCGCCCTCGGAAGGCAGTCGGCGGTCGCAAGAAGTAGGGCTGGGCGCCTGTCATCCCATGTACTCCCCTCACATCATCAACCTGCGGCGGTCGCGGCTGGAGGAGGCGTTCAAGGCCACCTTGCCGCCCGCCGGGTTGGAGGGCCACTCCGTGGAGGAGAGCCTGGGGCGGGCGCACGACCTGGCCAAGGTGGTGGACAAGAAAGGGCGCCTCATGCGTGAGCTGACCGCCGAGGAACACTCGTTCATCTTCGTCGAGCGGCTCCGCTCCAAGATCGACTTCCCCTACTGGGGCAGGTACTGCACCATCAACGTCGCGGGCGTGGGCAAAGGTCCGCTGTACCCCTTGTGGCGCTCGCAGGAGTTGATCCTCGAACGCATCGCCGCCCGTGAGTTGGCCATTCACAACAGCGGCTGGCCCGACGGGATCTGCGCGAACATCCTCAAAGCCCGCCAGCTCGGCGCGTCCACCCTCTCCGAAGCGATGATGACGCATCGGATCACCACGCACGCCAACTTCCATGTGGCGCTGGCCTCGGACACGCCCGAAACCTCCACCAACCTCTTTGACATGCTCGAACGGGTCGTGGATCACCTCCCGTGGTACATGCGCCCGCGCGTGACCGACTCGGTCAAGAACAACGAGCTGGCGTTTGACACCGATTCGTGGGCCAGCATCCTCGCCGCCAAGTCCACCCGCGGCAAGGAAGGCGCCCGCGGACAGATGGGCCGGTCGTTCACCTTCGGCGGCGCGCACTTCACCGAGCTATCGACCTGGGAGAACGCTTCGCAGATTGACGACGCCTTCGAGCCGGCCCTGGCTGTCCATCCTCAAGCTCTCTGGGTGAATGAGTCCACCGCGAAGGGCCGGGGCGACAACTGGTGGTTCACGCACTGGCACGCCGCGAAAAAGGGCAAGACCAAGCGTGAGTTCCAGAATATTTTCATCCCGTGGTACGCCGAGCCGGAGAAGTACTGGCTGCCCGCGCCGGTGGGGTGGACCCCCTCTGAGGACGCGCTGGTGGTCGCCAAGCGTGTCGAGGACACCGGATCCTACTGGATGGGCCGACCTGTCACCCTCTCGCGCGAACAGCTCTATTGGTACCAACGCTCGCGCGAGGCCGCGATCGAGAAGGACGAACTGGCGAAGTTCCTGGAGGAATACCCCGCGGACGACGAGGAGGCTTTTCAATACTCAGGCAAGTCGGTGTTCAGCCTCGAAGTCCGCGAGATGATGCGGAAGGTGCAGCGGCCACTCGCCCATGTGTTAGAGGTCAAGCCCGCGAAGGAGATCCTGCGTGTCTGACTACCGGGTGATCATCGCGTGCGCTCTGCCGCAGTTCCGCTGGGGGTTCCGGCGCGAAGCCGGGATCGTGTCCGGCGCCAATAGCTGTGAGGCGAGTGGGCAGGCGTGGCAGGGCCTCTATCAGACCCTTGCCGACGATGAAGCGATCATGCTGCAGAACCTTGCAAAGCATCCCACACTCGATACGAGCGAGGCTGCGCGGTTCTTCGCCGGCTGGGACGAGGGCGAGAATGGCTGCGACTAGGTGGTTCGTCTCGGCCGTCGAGAAGGCGTGGAGCGACCAGAGGTGTGCGTGGAGCGCCGTCGCCGAGGATCCCCGCCCGGGCCTGTTGCGCCTGTTCAACAAGAACGCGAACGTGACCTACTTCTTTCCGCTGGTCGGGCAGGCGCAGAACCATCACGGCTACATCATCGAGGCGGACGAGATTCCGCCCTACTTCAGCAAGGTGATCCAACCGTGGCCGTTGACCTGAACACGGGGTATGACCCTACGCTCGACTTCCCGGTGCAGCTCCTGCCTGGCATGGGCTTCCAGGGGATCCCGCATCGTGTGTGGAAACCCTTGCAAGCCGACTACTCCAGCGAGTGTTTCTTCGACACCCTGCTGGTCTACGAGATGCCCCAGCGCCGGGCGAAGTATGTGGTCAGCGCCGATGTCTCTGAAGGCACCGGCCAGGATCGCTCGGTCATCGAAGTCGCCCGGGTCGGCAACCTCGAACGCCCGCCCGAGCAGGTCGCGCAATTTGTGTCGGACACCATCGATCCTACCGACCTGGCCTATGTCCTCAACGCGGTGGGCCGCCTCTACTCGGGCTACGACGACCGCGAAGCGATGATGGCGATCGAGTGCAACGGCTTCGGCCTGCAGACCCAGTCCGAGCTGGTCCGCCACATGGGGTATACCAATATCTTCCTGTGGCAGTACGAGGACGCGGCCACCGTGCAGGGCAGGTTCTCGAAAAAGTTCGGCTGGTGGACCTCTCCGCGCACTCGCCCCATCATCGTCGGGAGGTTCGTTCGCGCGGTGAAAACCTTCGACCCCATTACTGGCCTTCCCGACTACCGTATCAACTCGCCGCACACCTTGCTGGAGATGCAGTCGTTCCAGATCCCCCCGGACGGCATGCTATGGGAAGCCACCGCCGGCCCGGGATCCCACGACGACTGCATCATGGCCGCCGCGATCGCGGTCCATGTGGAGCAGACCCTCTACCACGAGTCGGTGGAGCCCCTGCCCGAGCATCGCCGGCGGCTGGCCGAGGAGAAGGCCCGTGCCGGGTTGCTGGCCCAGCGCAAGGGCCTGGAGCCCGTAGACTTCATCAACAGCGACTGCACGGCGGACGAGATGCACGAAGGCGGGTACGACCCCTACGATCTTGAACAGATCCACTGAATGGACCCCAAGCCATGAAAATCGAGATCCAGATCTCCGACGACCTCTACACCAGGTATGAGTTGCAGGCCCGGGCGGGCAGCCGCAATGTGAAATTGGAACTGGCCGACCGTTTGGCCCGCTTCATCGACGCCGCGCTGCCCGACCGGGTGCTGCTGGTCCGCAAAAAGGAACGTCAGGAGCTGGAAGCCCTGCTCGGGCAGGTGTCCCTGCAGTCCGACTCCGACCTGGTCGAGCGGGTCAAGCGGCTGGCGGCGCTGTCCATCGGCGAGGTGAAGCTCCAGTTCACCCCGGCTCAGCTCACCGAGATGAAGCGCCGGGCCGAGAAAAACAAGCGGACCTTCCAGGAAGAACTGGCGGTCAGCGTGCGATCCGTGCAAAGTCTTGTGTTCGACCGTGTGTAGGGCGCAAAGTAGGTGACCAATGGATAAGGTAACGCGGCGGGGGTTCTTCGGACGGCTGGCGGCTGCGGCGGGGCTGATCGCAGCGGCGCCTGCGGTGGCGGCGCTGCCGATGCCGCTCGACCGTACGGCGTGGCTCAACGGCATGCAGGAAAGCCTGAACGACGGCTGCTATGTGATCTACTCCGGGCAGATGCGCGTGCAGGCGCCGAAGTTCCAGCGGATGCTGTACGGGGTGACGGAATGAACCGCCGATCCTTCTTCCGTCGTATCGCGGGGGCGGTGGCTACTGCGGCAGTCGCGCCGGCCGTAATTGAGGCCGCGGAGCCCATCGGCTATCGCGTTTTCGCTGGGGGTGTGGCAGGGCAGTGGACGATGATCGATCAAGCTACGGGAGCGCAGGTGTTCCCGGCCATCGTCGATAACTTCTTCAAGGCGGACCCCCTACTCGCCTACATGAAAGCCAAGTCCAATGCCCCGCGCTGACTATCGCTGCCTCACCTGCCACGAGGATCTGTTCGACCACTTCAAGGCCGTCGCGGACCCGCGCCCCGTCTGCCCGCGCGACCCCGCCCACGGCGAGATGGAGTGGATCCCGGCCTTCGGCGGCCGGCGCGGGCAGTTCAAACCCTTCGACATCGACCTCGATGGCAAGGTCCACCACGTCTCGACCCTCGGCGAGGTCCGCCAGATCGAGCGCGAGGCCGAGCAACGCTACCGCAACGGCGAGGGCTCGCCCACGGTCTTCCGCGAGTTCGCCAACAACCCGTCGAACTACGACAAGAACGTGTTTGGCGAGTCGCCGGCCCAAGGCCCGCCGCGGCGCCTGAACCAGCGCGGCAAGCCCTTCATCACGCGCGGGGATCACCCCTCGGGATCGGACGATCGCTAGATCATGACTATTACACGACGCGGGTTCTTTGGTCAGCTTGGTGCGATCGCAGCCGCGATCATTGCAGGCCCGGTCATTGCCAAGGCAAAGGTGACACCACCTCTCGCCGACTATCGCCTCTGGGTTTCCACGGACCCGACCTACCAGTTCGGCTTCACCGGCTTCCGTGCGGTTGGGGACCCTGCGATCGGCTGGAAGGGCCTGAAGGCCCCGGACGGACGGCTGATCCGCCCCGATCCCTACGCGCCCGCCGACACGTTCTACTGGCTGAGGAATCGCTAGATGGCCACCTTCAACCCGATCCTCGAAGCGCAAACCATGCCCATGCCGGTGGGGCCTCTGCCCGGGCAGCTCTCGCCGATTGACAACCAGGTGCTGCGGTGGTGCCGCGAGGCCATCCTGCTCGGCGAGGAGATCAACCGCTCCGACCCCAACTACGAGAAGATGGACAAGGCCCAGGACTATGTGCTTGGGGATCAGCTCACCGACGAGTGGAAGCGGCTGAAGGAGTATCTGCCGCAGATCACGCTGAACGAAACCAAGCGGGCGATCCGGCGCCATGTCAGCGCGATCACCGATGTCAAGCCGGTGTTCGCCTTCCGCATCGCCAACCCGCACTTCCAGCAGCACGCGATGCTGGTCAATCAGCTCGTGGTGGCGTGGTGGGTCAACACCTTCGCGGATCGGGCCTTGGGCTCGGCGATCAAATACTCCGGCGCCGGCGGGTCGGGCGACCTCCGCATGGGGTTCAACCCCGGATTAGGTCCCGACGGCAACATCGAGATCGTGCCGGCGGATCCACGCGACTGCTTACCTATTTCGCCCTCGCGCGATGGGAACCTCCAAAATTGGCGCGGGATGATCCTGCGCGAGGCGTGGCCCTTGCCGACGGTGATCGGCAAGTACCCGCAGTTCCGCTCGTTGCTCCGGGCCGACTCTGAGGTCGGTCCCTTGGGCTTAGGGTCGGTGTTCACCCGCTTCAAGCGCGGCCTGCGTGGGCTGATCGCCACCACGGTGGATCCATTGTCTGGCCTGGGCACGGACACCAAGACCGGCGTACAAAAGACCGACGAGGTGACCATCTACTCGATGTACCTCAAGGACAACTCGGTCAACGAACGCGCGCACCCCGTGACTGTCGGCGACCCCACCTCGAAGTGGTGCTACTCGGTGCCGCCCGCCGGCAAGCTCTACCCGCGCAAGCGGCTGATCGTCTTCACCCAAACCTGCATCCTCTATGACGGCCCCTCGCCCTACTGGCACGGGATGTTCCCCAACGTCCGCATGCAGTTGGATCCGTGGCCCTGGAGCTTCTTCGGCCAGCCGATCGTCGCCGACACGATGCCCTTGTCGGATGCGATCAACCGGGTGGCTAACGACTTCCTGCTGGCGTTCGAACAGCACGTCAACCCCAGGGTCAGCGCCGACCGCAACGCGATTCCGCGGCACATGTTCAACAACTTCGACCCGCGCAAGCCGGGCACGAAAACGATGTTCAACCCGCAGCTCGGGGAAGCCCTGACCATCCACCCGGGGCCGGTGCTGCCCCCGTGGTCGATGGACTTCCTCGGCTGGCTCTGCGAGAAGCACAACGAGCAGACCGGCACGGCGAACCTGGAGATGCTGCTGCAGCTCCGGCAAGCCCCTAGCGCGGACACGGTGCAGAAGTTCTACGAGGCCCTGACGCCCGAGATCCGGCTCGAAGGCCGCGAGGTGGAACTCGCCCTGCGACAGCTCGCCGATATGTGGATCGGCAATGCCTTCCAGTTCTACGACACCGCGCGCCGGGTACAGGCGCTGGGGCCACAAGGCCAGACCCTCGCGGATCTCGACTTCGACCCCGGCAACATGATCCCGGCGATGATCCCCTCGATGGAAGGCTATGTGCCCCAGCTCGACAAGGATCAGCCCCGCGACGCCCGCGCGCAGCACTTCCTGAAGCTGTTTGCCTTCCACGTCACCCCGAACTCCCTCATCGCGCTCAACGCGATGGAGGAGCAGATGAAGTATTTTCAGTTGGCACGTGCGGGCCTGATCGACTTCTGGACGCTGCTGGAGAAGATGGAGATTTCCAACGTGGGATCCCCGCCCAAGATGCCGCTGCCGCCGGAACAACCGATCGAGCAGATCATGTCCACCCTGGGCGTGGTGCAGGGCGGCGACCCGATGGCCACGATGCAGACGCTCGGCCAGGCCGGGTACACCATCGACCCGATGTCCGGTGACGTGATGCAAATGCGCGAACCGCGCACCATCACCGAGCGGCTGATGGCGCAGATCTTCTCCTT